GGTCTTGGTTCCAGAAGTCTTGCCAGTTGACGAGTTGGTTGAGGAGTTCGTCGGGTGTGCTGGTGACTGGTGTGGGGTTGCGGCCGAGGTATTCGGCGGTGGCTTTTTTCCAGTCTCCTCCGTGGCGTGTTTGGGCGTAGTAGCCGAAGCGTGAGTAGCCGCCTTCGGGGACTGGTGCGTTGGTGGAGAAGACGATGAGTGAGTCGTTGCCGTTGTGGTTGACGCTGGCGGAGACACCGCGGGTCTTGCCGGGGCGGATGTAGTAGTCGGTGCCGTCGTGTTGGTAGGCGTGTGTCCATCCGTCTGCGGTGAGGAGGGTGTGCCAGTTGGTGTTGGTGTTGTAGCGGCTGCTGGGGAGGTTGGGGTCGTTGAGGAAGTCGTCGTGGTCTCGTGGTTTGGCTCGGTCGATTTTGGGTTGGATGGTGAGGAGGTGCATGAGCCATGCGGGTGCGTCGGCTGGTTTGGTGTCGGTGATGGCGTAGCCGTGCTCGAAGGCGTATTCGCCACCGTTTTCGTGGATGCTGGGTGGTGCGACGACGTAGCCGCCGATGCCTCGGATGTCGAGGCCTTCGCCGAGGCGTTTGCCTGCGTCGTTGCGTATTTCGATGGTGGTGGTGAAGTAGAGGTGGCGTCCTCCGGTTGGGGTGAGGACGGTGACGGTGTCGGGGAGTTGGCCGTGTTCTGCTTCTAGATCGGCGAGCGTGTCTGAGCCGCGTTTGCCGTTCTTGTCGTCGATGTCGAGGACGAAGAATTGTCGTGTGCCTGCTTTGCCGGTGGCGATGCCGACGCCTGCTCCTCGGTAGGTGTTGGTGAACCATTCACGAACGACTTGTTCGTCGTTGCTGGCTTCGGTTGTCCACGCTTTCAACAGCGGGATTTTGGTGGCGTGTTGGATGGGGATGACTCGGATGCCTCGTCGTGCGTAGGCGAGTGCGGCGTCGAGGACGCTCATGGCGGGCTCCTTTGTTGGGTTAGTGGCGTTGAGTGTAGGCGTGGTCGATTCGTGCTTGGGCGATGGTGATGTAGTCGGGGTCGAGTTCTATGCCGATGAAGTTGAATCCTTCGAGGATGGCGGCTTTGCCTGTGGAGCCTGATCCTGTGAATGGGTCGAGGATGGTGCCGCCGGGTGGGGTGATGAGTCGGCAGAGGTAGCGCATGAGGTCGGTGGGTTTGACGGTGGGGTGGTGGTTGAGTTTGGGTGTGTTGGTGCGGTTGCGTGGGTTGTTTCCGCCGACGCCGTTGTCTGTGTTGCGGTCGGCGTCTCGTTTGGGTTGGAAGTTGTCGAGTCCTTCGTTGCGGTCTCGTTTGTTGGCTTTGGCGCAGTAGAAGAATCTGGCAGCCGAACCGCTGTCGCCGTATTGTGGTCCACATGGTGTTCCATCACTTTCCGACCAAATGCCGCCTGGTCCCCGATCGTCACGAGGTTTCCCTGCCTTTGAATCGGGGAAGAGTTGGAGGACTTCCTCGGAGCCGTCGTGGATGAGGTTCGCAGGCCAGCGACCAGCATCGTTTTGTGACCAGCCTCCCGATCCGTCGCCGCCACTAAGAGTTTCTTGTGTACCGAATGTGGCTGTGCGATGACCAGCATGTGAATCGTCTCCGTCTTGCCGATGCACCCGACATGCGTTGATGTTGAGTGCGCCGGTGCCGTGTTGGAGGACGTTGTTAGCAACGGTGCCGTCTAATGGTTTGCGGGCGAGGACGATTGGTTCATGGGCTGGTTTGAGTGCGGTTCCCCATCCTTCCCACTGCTTCGCTGCGTCGGTTGCTGGGGCCGTGATCGGGACGTCTATTGAGGTTTGTTTGATGCCTACTGCACCTCGGTTGATTCCACCGTGTTGATTGTCATCGGTTGAGACTGTGACGCCTTTGCTGAAACCGACTACTGCCCGCTCAGCTCCTGCCGCTTTGTCGATGGCTTTGCTGACGTCAAGTGATTTGGGGAAGCCTGATCCGTAGACCCACATGATTTGGTCCCGTATCTCGAAACCTGCGTCTTCAATAGCGACGGCCATGCGGTGGTAGGTGCGTGAGCCGCTGAAGGCGAGGAGGTGTCCGCCTGGTTTGAGGACTCGTAGGCATTGACGCCAGAGTTGGGTGTTGTAGGCGATGCCGGTGGAGTCCCATGTTTTGCCCATGAAGCCGAGTTCGTAGGGTGGGTCGGTGATGATGGCGTCGATGCTGGCGTCGGCGAGTTTGGGAAGTTCGTTGAGGTTGTTGCCGTGGATGAGCATGGCGGGTGTCCTTTGTGTGGTGGGTGAGGTTAGCAGGGTATGTCGAACCAGTCGTTCCAGATTTCTGATGGGTGTTTGCCGAGTCGGATTGCGTATCGGTCGGCTTCCCATTGGGTGAGTGTGGTGTGTGGGTTGCGCCATCGTTGGATGGTGCCGGGGTGGACGTTGAAGATGTGGGCGAGTTGTCTAGCGGAGGTGTGTGGGTGGTGTTTGAGGAGTTGGTGTGCTGGGTATTTGGGTTGTGGTTGTTTGGGTCGGCGTGGCATTGGGTTCCTTGTCTAGTTGTTGGAGGTGGTGGGCGATCCATGTGGCGACGGGTGAGGCGACTCCGTTGCCGCATTGTTTGTATCGGTGGGTGTCGGCTTGTCCGTCGGTCCATCCGTCTGGCCATCCCATGAGTCGTTCGCATTCGATGGGTGTGAGGCGTCGCACGGCCATGGTGGTGGCGATGGCGTGGATGTCTGTGGAGGTGAGGGTGTACATCGGGTCGCCTTCGTCGGTGTGTCCTTTGCCTGCTGGTCCGTTGTGGTCTTGGCGGCCGATGACGTTGCCTTGGATGCCGAAGGCGACCATCGGGGTGTTGTTGCCACCGGTTCCCATTTTGGCTGAGAGGGTTTGACTGACGTCTTCGGTTGCGATGCGTATGCCGTCTCGGTAGGAGTTCTCGAACGCTATGTAGGTTTGTTGGTTGGTGCCGGGTTCTGCTGAGAGTGCGACGGCTTTATCTTTTAGGTCTCGGAGTTCGGCTCGCTGGTTGGTGGCGAAGGCGACGACGGTGGTGGCGCGTGTGTCGCCCTGGTCGAAGGCGTTGAGTGTCGGTGCGGGTCGGTTTTCGTCCCATGTTTCGTCGTCGTCGGCGGTTTGGGCACGCTTGCCTTTCGTGAACGTTTCTACTTGCAATAGATTTTTGGTCACGATTTCGTTCGTCACCTGCCGAGTCAAGTCTGATACCGTCAATGTGCCAGCGATAAGCGTTTCTGAGCCGCCGCCTAAGTCTCCGCCGTTGGCTCGCAGGGTACCTACGCCTTCGGTGTATTGAGCGAACTGCGAAGGAGTTAACGACTCAACTGCGACGGTATTGCCGCCTTTGTGGTCACGAGCCGACAGTGTTATGGCTGTGTCTGTTTCTGCCCAGCCGCCAAAGTTACTGCTTCCAAAGCTTGCTGCAGTCTCGCTGGCAGGTTCTTCCCGCGTCGCTGCGCCCGCCTCAGTATCCCTTCGCACGCTTTCGCTGACAGGTAGTAGCGGGTCGGGACATCTTGCTGCGGTTGCAGGATCGAAGATAGAGATGAGGAACACTCGGCGACGTCGTTGTGGGACTCCGAAGTATTGCGCATCCAGGACTCGCCATTCTTGGACCAGCGACCCTGCTTCAGCCATTTCGTCGAGGATGACCCCGAAGTCAGCTCCTTTGTTGGAGTTGAGGGCTCCGTAGACGTTTTCCCAAAGAGAGATTCTTGGGTATTTTCCATGTGTTTCCTCCTGTAGTTCCTTGATGATTCTGATTCCTTCGTGAAAGAGTCCTGAACGGGATCCGTCTAAGCCTGTGCGTTTGCCTGCGACGGAGAGGTCTTGGCATGGACTGCCCCATGCGACGATGTCGATGACTGGTGCGTGTTGCAGGATGTGTTTCCCGGTGAGGGTGGAGATGTCATCCCAGCGTGGCACATTAGGCCAGTGACGTTCCAAGATTTTGGTGGCGTGTTTGTCCCATTCGCATTGGAAGACGGTTTGCATTCCTGCTCGTTCTAATCCGAGGTCGAAGCCTCCGACACCGGAGAACAGTGAGAGGACTTTCATCGGCTGGTTTCTTTGGTGATGTGATTGGTGATGGCTTGGCGGATGAGTTCGCCGACGGAGATGTTTTGGCGTTTTGCTTCTTGTTCGAGTTGGCGTCGGAATTGAGTGTCGCATCGGAACGACACCATCGGATAGGTCTTGGTTTTCATCGGCTGCTAACTTCAGCGATTTTGAGTGCTTCAGCCTTGAGTTTGATTTCGGCTCGCATGGCATGAAGGTCGTTTTGGTACCAATTGAGTGTTTCTTGTATCTGGTCGATGATTTCGATTGCATCGCTGAGGACCGGGTATCCGTTGAATGCGGTCATGGAATTGACCATGTCCATAAGTTGGGCGAGATGTTTGGTGTCTCGTCGGAATGATGGTGTGTTGATTGTGTTCATGGTTGCTCCTTGGGTTGTGATTACTTGGTGATGATTGTGCCGTTGACGATTCGGACGCCACGCTTGGCGATGGTCTTGCTGATGAAGTTCCATGCTTGTGCGTTTGACTTGTGTCCGACGAATCGGAACTCTTCGCCGTCAACGATGACGGTGGTGAATCCCTTGCTGATGTCTGCGTTTTGGGTCTTGACCCAGTTGACGCCTTCGTATTGTCCTTGCATGTTGGTGGCCTCCTTTGCCATGTATGACATCATACACGGTTTGTAGGACAATGCAAGTACTCTCCGAAACCCCACTATTTCTGGGTGTTTTGGGGTGTCATGGGGTGGGGTGGGGTATGCCGAGTGCAGCTCGGTGGTTGGGTTGGGGTGATGTGGAGGGTGATGTGGTTCGTGCATCGGTTGCACGACCAGGTGGTCACTCGTCGTCGTCGAGGTCGTCTTCTCGTTGTATCCATGCTCGTGCGATCTTTGTTTTCTGGATGTGGGAGACGGCTTCGCAGAGGCCGATGGTTTCGGCTGCTGTCTGGTTTTCTAAGCATTGTATGTAGAACGATTGGTCGGAGTCTTCGTCTTCTACGACGGCGATGAGGACGTATTTGATGCACCAGCCTTGACCGGCGTTGTTTAGGTAGTGCTCGATGGGGTCAGTCTTCTTCGTCATCGGCACCATCGCATTGTGGCTTGGATGGGAGTGGGGTGCATCCGCAGGGTCGGAGCGGGTCGAGGTTCATCGTCGTTCCAATGTAATCGGTGGCGACCATGTCGCTTCCCAATGGCGTCCTGGCTTGAATGCCACGGTGATGTTGCCTTCTGGATCGAGCGTGACGAGTAGATGTACACCACCTTGTCGGTATGCGGCCATGATGTCGGTGGCGTCGGTGTGGCATACCCATCGTGAGTGGCCGTCGTGGTCGGCGAGGACGGTTGCGAATTTGGGGTCGGTGATGCTCATTATTTGTCCTTGAATCGGGTGATGGCGTCGTTGCGCATGTCTTCGAGGTGTTCGTGGACCATGCTGAGGCAGGCGAGGTATCCGGCTGCGTCGACGACGCTGTCGCGGTGCCATCGGCCTTTGGTGTCGTTGGTTGCGATGCGTGCGAG